GAACAAAACTTAATACCGACAAACCGGAGAAGTAAGAGCGAGGTAAGAGAGAACGCCAGAAAAGGCGGTATCAAGTCTGGACAGGTGCGCAGGCAGAAAAAGACCCTTTCCGAACTGGCTAAGATGATAGCCGAGAACCCGGCACCTGCGCAGGCGAAAAAGTCTCTCGCAAAGCTCGGAATAGACGATGAGAACGCGAGCAATAACGCGCGAATCGTAGCGTCTGTGTACAGTAAGGCCATCGAGGGAAACATGATGGCTGTGGAGAAGTGGGAGCAGCTCGTAGCGGATAAGAAAGCAGATACGGAGGCGTACGAACTGCCCGCAAGGGTGATTGGAAAAGCATTTGTTGACATCAACCGGAAGATCGAGCCGAATATTGAATATGTATTCGAAGGCGGGCGCGGCGGTCTGAAATCGTCCTATGTGGCTTTCAAAATCGTTGAAATCCTCAAGAATAACCCGCAGATGCACGCGTGTATCACAAGGCAGGTGGCCGGAACACTGAAAGATTCTGTGTACGCCAACATGAAATGGGCTATCAATGAGCTGGGGCTGATGGAAGAGTTCGATTTTAAGGTGTCACCGCTTGAGATCAAATATATCAAGACAGGGCAGACGATATACTTCCGCGGACTGGATGACGAAACAAAACTGAAATCCATTAAGCCGGAATTTGGGTATATAGGAATCCTTTGGAAA